TCGTAACGCTTGTTTGCGAGGTCTACTACTTTGCCGTGGTAGTCGGGCCAATCAATCGAAGCCGCCATTTTTAACTTCGGTTGGTCTAAGACGCCCGTAGAACTTTCCACCCTTATACCGAGGTCGCGGAAGTTGACCCCACTAAGGTAGTATTCAAGTTGCGAAACATTGTTAAGGCTCTCGGCTATATCGTTGTCCGAAAGGGCGACGTTATAAACCTTCACTTCGTCCACATCCGCGTAGGCGTATTCGGTGCCGTAGACGTCTTGAATAAGGGCCAACCCGGTAAGCGTTCCGGGAAGGGTAACGCTACTTACGCGCTGCGTGTCTAAGTAAAGCGTTACGGTATTGCCCGCCTTCTTGATGGTTATGAAGCCCCAACTTTCCGGGATAACGTCTATCCAAATTATGCGGCTTCCTTCTAATTGGTCGGTATTGCAGAACATACCTATTCGGCGGCCGGTTACTCCGTCGGCGTATTCGTTCACCTTGACCCACGCCAAAATAGTAAAGTTGCCGCTTAGGGGTATCACGTTCGCCGGAACTTCCGCGTAGCCTTCGCCGGGGAAGCGTATGCAGTTGCCCTGTTTGCCCGCCACGAAAGGACAGCCCGTTATTTCGGCGTCGTGGCGGTTAGCCGCGAAGTCGTAGGCTACGGTAGAACCGTCCGCTTCGTCGAAGGGAAGGTTTAATATTAAGTTCTGTTCTAATGCCATATTACTTTCGTTTGTCGGTTGTTTTTATGGTCGCTTGCTCCGAGGCCTGGGTTCTGCACTCTCCGCCGTGAAGGATGACGCTTACCCGTGCGTTGTCGCTTGCTATTACTTCCACCTTCGCGCCGCCGGAAATGCTGACGACGACAAAGGCGTTATCTTTTGCCGTGATGGTTATCTCGCTTTCGCCACGCGCCGAAACGGTGGCGGCATCGAAGTTACTATATTCCGCCTTCCCGGTAGCTCGGTCGAAGGCGATAACACTTCGTAGACTTTTCGCCGCTACCTTGTCGTCGGCGCAATAGACGCCGAAGCGGGCGCGTATGTCGGCGAACTCCGCCCGAAGTTCCGGCGAAGGGTAGTTATTTTCTTCGCAGAAGTCCTGGCCCTTGATGAAAAGGGTTATAAGGCGTTCTTTGGAAGAAGCCTTTAATATGAAGTCGTACCACTCCGAACAAATACCCGCCGCCTTCGCTTCGGCTGCTAATCGTTGTTTAAGTTCTTGTAGTTGCATTTTGCTGTTGTGTTAGTCGGTTATTCCTTGGCTTCGTAGGTCGTCGCCGTCGTCTATTCCCAAACGGTTAAGTATGGATATAAGGCTTCCGGCTATGTTCCCTAATCGGTTATCCATGCTTGAAAGGTGGATAAGCTGCTGCCTAAAAATTTCAATGGCTATAACTTGGTTCTGCCTTACGGCGTTGGTCTGCCCGGCCAATAGGTCTATACTTTCTTGGCTTGCTCCCTTTATTGCACCGCTTAGGCTTGTCGGGTCGCTTTCGTCCAATTCGGCGAATAGGTCTTTATACATATCCATCGCCGCCTTGAAGTTCTGCCCGGCTGCGGCTACCGCTGCCTTAAAGCGGTCTTGTTCGGCTTGGGTTAGTCCGTCGAAACTGCCGTTTCCTTCTGCGTCGAAGCCCATATCTTTTTGAAGCTGCTTAATTGCGTTCTGCAATGGCTTCTCCAAAAATTGAAGTTTTAGGGCGTTGGAAACAGCGTTTTTAAGCACGTTGTCGGCTACGTCGCCGAATACCTTTGCAGCGTCCTCTCCGCTCTCGAAGGCTTCTATAAGTGCGTCCTTTAATTCGTTGGCTAAGTCCCCGGCGGAAGTTTGGGTAATGCTTTTCGTGATTTCGGCGATGATGTCCTCAATCTGTCGCCCGGCTTCGGCGTAGCGTTCTTGGAACTCCTCGACGCGTCCCCAATCGGTTTTCTTCTTGGAGATTTCGTCGTTAATCATTCCTTGTATTTCGTTCTGCTGCTGCCGTAGGTTCTGAATTAACGCACTTTGGTTTTGGTAGACGGTTTCGCCGAGGGCTTTGTCTACGGCGTGTTCCAATGCTGTATAGGCACGTCCCAACCGGGTAACGGCTTCTTCGTGCTTCTTAATGGACTTTTCGGCCTTGCGGTCGCGGCTGTTGAATAGGTCGAAGGCTGACGACAAAAAGCCTATGGATCCTTGAATAATGCTTAACGGGTTGGCGGTGGCTATGCCTGTGGCAATTTGGGAGGCCCCGTCCAACATTCCGCCTATGTCGCCTAATATGGCTTCCGTTTCCTCGTCCATGCTAATACCCATTTTCTTTATGCCGTTTGTCACACTTCCGAAGCACGACGAAAGGAAGGTTAGGCTACTGCCGAGGTCGCCGAAGGCTTCCTTAAAGCCCGCGCCGACGCTCTTTGCTACCCCTGTTTCTTTGTTAAGGGCGGCGTTCAATATATCGAGCTGCTCCTGTCCTTCTATGGTAAGTTCGCCCTTAATTTTAAGTCCGTTAAGGGTGGCTATTTTCTTGCGGAGCATATCGACGTAACTACTACCTTCCGCCAATAGGTCGGCGTAGGCTTCCTTCGCGGCTCCGGCTAATGTGGTGCCGCTGCTGTTTATCGCGTCGGTATAGTCGGCGTATTGCTTCTTCTTTTCTTCCAACGACTTTACAAAGGGGTCGTCGCTGTCTAATAACTTTTCCGCTTTCATAGCGGCGCGAAGCTCGCTTAGACTTTGGCGAAGGGCCAGGAACGGGTTACGGGTGGCTAACTCGTTCTTCGCCTTTTGTAGTTGGTCGTTAATGGCTTTAAGGTCGGCGGGGTTGAACTCTGCCGAAAGGTTGATTTTCCGGCTGTTGATGTCGTTCAAAAGTCGGTTAATCGTGGTCGTACTGAGCCGGGAAATGTCGCTAAACAACTGCCCCCAACTTTCGGAAGCCATAAGACGCTGCGCCGCCAATTTGGAAAGTTCACTTTGTTGCTTGGCGTTAATCTGCGCTATCATGGAAGCGTTGCCCTGTTGCTCGGCTAATGCACGTTGGGCGGCGTACTTTTCAAGTATCGCGGTTTCCTGTTCTTGGTAGGTCTTATATTCTTCTAAAAGTGCGTCGTATTGTTCGCTACCGCTTCGTTTGGAGTATTCCTCGCGCTTCTTTTCAAGCGCGGCTAATGCGGCTTCGGCTACTTGGCGTTCTGCGTCCGTGGCGGATTCTGCCGCTTGACGGCTTAAAAGTTCCTTCTTCCGGGCGTAACTTTCTTCAAAGTCTATCTTCTCTTGAAGGTAGCCCGCGTATTCCTGTAACAAAGCCTTCGTTTCTTCCTTCGCCTGTTGGCGTGTGTCTGCTTCGGCGGTGTTAAGGATTTCCGCCTTCGCGTTATCCACGTCGGAATTATCCCCGGAAAGTTCGGAACGTCGGCGTTCAATGGTCGCCAACATTTCGCTAATGGTCTTGCACTGGGCTAACTCCTGTTGTAGTTGCGTGTCGAAGGCTGAAATAACCGATTCGCGGGTGGCGTTGGCTATCTCGTTGTTAAGGGTTGTAAGGTTCTTTAAGTCGGTAGCGGTTTTGGCTGTCTTGGCTTCAATGGCGGCGCATTGGTTCTCCAAATATTGCAGATAACTGCTGCCTTCCTTCAATAAGGGCGCGAACTCGGAAGCGGCGGCGTTCCTTACGGTTTCGTCGCTGCTTGTTATCCGCTTCAAATATTTTTCATAAAGCGTCTTTCGCTGTGCCAACTGCTCGGCGAAGGGGTCTTTATTGTTACCATTACCGCCACTTCCACCGCTACCGCCGGAAGAAGTTTTAAGGCTCAACCTATCTACTTCTTTTTGTTGGGCGGCTATCTGCCGGGCGAGTTTGGAGCGTTCCGCGTCGGTAGCCGCGTCGTTATAAAGCCCGCGAAGGCGTTGTAGTTCCTTTTCGGCGGTCGCTACGCTTCCTTCTACCACTTGCCCGGCTTGGTTGCCTATCTGCGCTAATATTGCCTGTTCCTGTGCCGTAAATTGGGTTTGTTGTTCTATTAAGGTTTTGGCGGCATCCTGCATCTCGGTTAACTCCTGTTTAGCCCGTGCCTTGGCACTATTAGCCACTTCGATATAATATCCTGTAACGCCGCCGTATTGTCCGCTACTCGTCTGCACGAATTGGCTAACCGTGTCCGGCATAGCGTCTATTTCGGCTTGTTTCTTAATAATTTCTTGGTACTTCTCGGCGGCGAGGTTCTGCGCGGCCAATGCCTTCGCCTTCAAAATACACGCTTCAACGAATTTAGCGGAATTTTTAATAAGAAGGTCTTCGGCTTCCTTGGCGTTTCGGACTTTATAGCCGAGGTCGTTGAACTTGTCGGCGTTATCCTGTACCCACTTTTCGCGGTCTTTTAAGTTGTCGGTTAGTTGGATCCATTCCGCTTGTAAGGCCCGGTAAGCGGCTATCGGTTTCCCGGCGGCTTCTGCTACCTTCTTGTTGAACTCGTCGGCGGCTTTCTTCGCTTCGGCCTGTTTGCTGTTCAACTTGGAAATAATGTAAATAATTCCTGTAATGGCTGCGGAAAGTCCGAGGGTAAGTGTCGCCATAAGTGCTTGGGCGGCGACGGTGGAAATACCCAACGCCCCGGCTAACTTCAAGTTGGCAGCGGCTAACATTTCCTTCGCCTTGGCGACGGTTACAAGCATAAACGCGCTATCCTTGTTTAAGGCGTTGGCTACCTGCTGCAAACCCATTGTTATTGACATAAGGGCCTGCACCTTCAGCATTATTTTTTGAAGGTTTTCGTTCTCTCCGGCGAAAAGGGCTACCGCGCCTTGTGCCGTGCTGAACGCTCCGGCTACGCCACTAAGTCCGGCTATCATTCCTTGAAGTCCGGCGTTATCGTGGCTAAATATTCGGGCTTGGGTCTGTGCGCCGCCTATGGCGTTGGCAAGTCGCCCGGCTTCCTGTTGCAACTTTCGGAAGGTTTCCGTTCCGCGCAGTCCGGCTTCTTCCATTTGTCCTAACTGCTCCCGGACGTTGCGGAGCTGCGTCCTTAACGAAGTTTGGGCGTTGGCATTATTACGGGCGGCTTCCTCTGCCTTCCTTAACTGCTGTTCCTCGCGTAGAAGTGCGTCGGCTTGCTTTCCGGCTTCGTTTATGACGGTTTGGCGTAGGGTTATTTCTTCGCGGAGTTGGGCTTGTTTGGTTTGAAGTGCTGCGGCTTCTTCCTTATGCCCTGCCGAAAGGGCCTTAGACGCTTCCACGCAGAGCCGCTTGTATTCGGCTTCCAATTCGGCAATAGCCGCCTTATTGGTGTCTACTACCACGTCTATTTGTGCAAAGGCTTTGTCTATGGCTTGGGCGGCGCGTGTAAAGGCTCCGTCCATCTGCTTACCGCCTAAGACGGCCGCGCCTTGGAACTCCTGTATAGCCTTCTTACTCTCGTTAAGAACGCTAATTAGCTGCTTGTTGGTGCCGGAAATATCAAACGACAGCCCGCCGCCTTGTATATTCATCGGTTTCTGCTGTTTATAAGGTTCATAAGTTGCTCGGCGTTGTCGTCTGTAAGGGCTATTTCGGTGTCGTCGCCGCCGGACTTTCCGGGGGTGGTGCTTCCCTTGCCTTTATCGTCTATGCCGGGCGCGTCTATCATCATTCGTAGTACCTCGCCCCACGAAATACCGTGTAGCAAGTAGTCCAACGTCCAGCCGAAGTGTGCGCAGACGGAACCCCGGCGGCCCTGTGGACTTTTTAACCCTGTTGCTCTATACGTGTCGCTTCCGGGTCGCTTGTTCGCGCTGCGCTCATCAACCGCATAGAGTTTACAAAATCCCCTAAATTGCTTACGTTGGTTACTATAATTGCCAAAGTAAGAAGTTCGGAAGGTTTAAGGGTATGGAAGAAAAGCCGGGTAAGGTCGCGTAGTGCATTGCGGTCTTCCTTCCGGCGGTAGGTCGTGCCGTCGAAGGTCGCTATATAGTAGTCTTCGCCCAATACTGCGGTAGCCACGACTTCGGCGAGCTGCTTGGCTTCCTTGTTGGCTAAGGCGCGGGCGGTGCGTAGGTAGTCGTCGTCGCCTAACTTGGTTTCGTCTATCTCCATTTGAAGCCAAAGAAGGCTAAGGCGGTCTAAGGTGGCTAAGGTCGGTTCTTTGATGGTGTAAACCTTCGTTTCCGTTACCTTATCACGCCGACGGAAGAAGCCCCAAAAGCCGGGCTTCCGGGTGTAGTGCGTTATCTCCACGTCGAACGTAACGCCTTCGCCTATCATCTTCCGCAGTTCGGTCTGCTCACGGGTAAGGGCTTCTAATTTTTCGTCTTGTGTCATTGGTCGTAAATGTTAAGACGGCCCCGGAACTATGTAGCGGGGCCGTCCGGGTTGGTGGTTGTGAGTCGTCTTCTTAGCTCCCGGCGGGCGGGTTGACGTAGCCGACGTAAAGTTTTTTAAGGCCTGACGTGTTCGGCTTCATCACGGTGGCGGTTACTTCAAGAAGAAGCAGGCCCTTCTTGGAAAATTCGCCGTTGAACTTCGCCTTAATCTTGGCGCGGGGAACCTGGAACTTCAAGCCCTTGCGCGGAAGAATGATAAGCGATTCTTCGACGGTTGCCGCTACGTCGGGGTACGCCCAAATATTCGTAGCGATTTCGCCGCCGAAAAGTCGTTTAAGGGTGGTTAGGTCGGGGTTCATGACCGAAAAAGTGAAGGTAGTTTTACCGGCCTTTTCGATAGTTTCGATGGGGTCGTCTTCTTCCTCGGCGTAAAACTCCGTTTCCTCTCCGTCTGTCTGCGACATCTTGGCGGTGTCTTGATAGGTAAGTCCGTAGGGGGTATAGCCCGTTTCGGTAAAGTTCGCCGTGGTCGGCTCGCCCTGCTTACCTAAAATTTTGGATAGTCCTAATGTTACTACCATAGGGTTTCGGGGTTATTGGGTTAATGTATATTCCAGCTTATTCTCAAATTGCGGTGGTGCTGCTTTACCTCAATTTCTTTTATTGTCGTGTCGCTCTCTATCCAATATTCTAAGTCGTCCACGTTCTGCGCGTCTAAGTGTGCAAACAGGGCGTCGCCAATCATGCGTAAGCGTTCCCGGTCGGCTTTGCGCTGTTCCCGTCCGTGTATCTTTACCTTCTTGTCGGGGGCGAAGATATTTACGTTTGAGGTGCCTGTCTGCGGTTTTTCGCCTGTTACGGTTATAGTGTTTATTACTATGTCCTCGGCTTCGCTGTCGTCCGGGCGTTCGCCCTGCACGAATACGCCCCCGGAAATTTTGACCTTCCCGGAAGTAACGGCGTCCTTGACTATCTTGTAGAGGATGTCGTCGGTGTCTATGCTGCTGCAATGCTTCACTACTTAAAGGCGTTTTGAACGTTTGTTACTAAGTCGGCTAACTCTTTGGCTATTTGTTTTTCGGCATACTTCTCGGCGGAAGTCAGGACGTCGCGGCCTTTGCTCTCGACGTGAACGGCGTAGTTCATACCCGCTACCACGACTAAGGCGTAGCCGTCGGTCTGACGGCTTCCAACTTGAAGGGCTAAACGCTGCCCTTCGTTAACTCCCGCGTGGCCGCCCTTGACTGCTCCGAAGGAAACATTTACGGGCTTGCCGTCCTTGACGACGAC